AAACAGGAATGGATAAAAGAACACCCTTTTATTAGAGGTTATAAATACCTGCCTATTGAAAGAATTGAGTTTTTATTAAAGACTATATTTAAAACTTATAAGATTGAAATTACAGGACAAGGTCAATCGTTTAATGGTGTTTGGGTAACTGTAAGAGTTCACTACCTGCATCCGATTGATAATACTTGGTTGTTTCACGATGGCATTGGTGCAAGTCAACTGCAAACATCTAAAGGAACATCTCCAGCTGATTTAGCAAATATAAACAACGGAGCGTTATCTATGGCTTTTCCTGTTGCTAAAACAATAGCTATCAAAGACGCTTGTGATATGTTTGGTAAACTATTCGGTGCAGACTTAAACCGTAAGGATTTAATCAACTACGAATTAGATTTAACGCTGATTGAACTAACTCCAGAGCATCCTAATTGGGATAAGGTAAAACAAGCTGTGCAAACAGGAAACTATACAATTGAACAAATACGAACTAAATACAACTTATCAGATGAAAACGCAAAGCAACTTATTTAAAATTAGAGCAAGTGCTTCGGGTAAACTTATGACTGCACCTAGAAGTAAATCAGAAACATTATCAGAAACAACAAAGACTTATGTTTATGAATGGTTAAAAGAGCAAATTTATGGATTTCGTAAAAACATAAATAATAAATATTTAACTAAAGGTTTATGGTTAGAGGATGAAGCTATTGATAAGACGATTGAATTGTTAGATTTATCATTTGCTATTAAGAATGAAAAATTCTTTGAAGATGATTTCTTTTGTGGCACTCCTGATTTAATTGTTGATGGAGTTGTTTACGATACTAAATGCAGTTGGGATTGTTATACTTTTCCTTTGTTTGATAATGATATACCTACAAAAGATTATTACTATCAGCTACAGGTTTATATGCACCTTACAGGATGTAAGAAAGCTACTTTAGTTTATGTGTTGTTAAATACACCTGATGAATTAACGTATGAAGAAAAGCACAACTACGATGATATGGATGCTAAATATAGAATTAAGCATTTTGATATTGATTACAATGCAGAAGTTATTGAGCAGTTACAAAAAAAAGTAATAGAAGTAAGAGAATTTATAACAACAATTAAATATTAGAAACTATGGCAGAAATTCAAGTTACATTAAACGCACAGGCGTTAAGGAATTTAGTTACAAAGCGTAACTACAAAAACAAAGACGGTCAAGATGTAGAAGTCCAAGAGGTAAAGTTTAAATTAGTTGAGGTTAAAGAACCTAAAACTATATTTACATCTGACAAGTACAGAATTGATAAAACGCATTTCGCTTGTGTTGTCCAAACAAAAGAGCAACGTGAAGCAAAAGCAGATACTGTTTATGTTGGCGAGGGATTTACAACCGTTTGGAATGTAAACGATGTAGTTGTTCATCAACCTGAAATAGTTACGACTTCCTTTGGAGAAGTTCACGATGATTTGCCATTTTAGAAACATTAACAACCTTATAAAAACTAATATATGAATAATTATAAAAATTTTTTAGAAAGTAAAAAAAAATCATTTATCGAAAGTGGTTTTGATATTTCTGAAAATAAACTAAATCCTTTATTAAAAGATTTTCAAAAATTTGGAGTAAAAACATCGCTTTTTAAAGGCAAATTTGCTTTATTTTTTGATTGCGGATTAGGAAAAACATTTTGCCAATTAGAATGGGCTAAGCAAGTATCTATTAAGACAAAAAGAAAAGTTTTAATACTTGCTCCATTAGCAATTATAGAACAAACAAAAAAAGAAGCCGATAAGTTTGGGATTGATAGTAAGCATTTTGATATTACTAATTATGACCAGTTAAAAAATATTGATGTTTCTATTTATTCTGGAGTTGTACTTGATGAAAGTTCTATTTTAAAAGGTAGAGATGGTAAAACTTCATCTTTAATTTTAGAACTGTTTAAATCAACGCCTTATAAACTTTGTTGCACTGCTACACCAAGCCCTAATGACCATATGGAATTAGGGCAGCATTCTGAATTTTTAGGAGGAATGAGTTATTTAGAAATGTTGGCTATGTTTTTTGTTCACGATGGAGGAGAAACTTCAAAATGGAGATTAAGAAAACATGCTAAAGATTCTTTTTGGAAATATGTATCAAGCTGGAGTATAGCGATTGATAATCCAATTACTTTGGGTTTTAATGGAGATGGTTATACGCTTCCGGAAATAGAATATATTGAGCATATTATACCAGTTGAAAATTTAAGCGAAACATTATTTGGAGATGTGGCTGTTTCTGCTACTGAACTTCATAAAGATTTAAACCGAAGCTTTGATTTAAGAATTAATAAAACTTTAGAACTTGTAAATAATATAGAAAACCAATGTATCATTTGGGGATTAAAAAATAGTGAAACTGATACACTTTCAAAGTTGTTAGATAATTCTATTAATGTTCAGGGTTCTGACGATCCTGAATACAAAGCAAAATATTTAAATGGTTTTTCTGATAATGAATTTAAAAATCTAATTACTAAAACATCTATAGCTTCATTTGGAATGAATTACCAGCAATGTAGTGATATGATTTTTATGAGTTATGATTTTAAGTTTGAAGCATTTTATCAAGCTGTTAGACGTTGTTATCGCTTTGGTCAAAAGAAAAAAGTAAAAGTACATATTCTTATACCTGAAAGTCAAACTAACGTTAGAAAAACTATTTTAGATAAAGAAAAACAACACTTTGAAAGAATTAGAGAAATGGCATTATATTCAGCAGAAACAAATTATAAAACAGCAAAATCAAAAGTAAAAATTATGAACAAAGAAATTAAAACAGAAAATTATCATTTAATAAATGGAGATTGTGTACAAGAAACAAAAAAACTGCCTGATAATTGTGCAGATGTAATTGTATTTTCTCCTCCTTTTGCAGAATTATATGTTTATTCAGATAAAGAAGAAGATATGGGAAATGTTACCAATTACCAACAATTTGAACAACACTTTAAATATCTTATACCTGAACTAAAAAGAGTTCTTAAAAGCGGTCGTATTTGTGGTATTCATTGTATGGACTTACCAATACAAAAAGGCAAAGAGGGATACATTGGATTGCGTGATTTTAGCGGAATGCTTATAAAATGGTTTCAAGAAGAAGGATTTATTTATCATTCAAAAGTTACACTTTGGAAAAACCCAGTAACAGAAATGCAAAGAACAAAAGCATTAGGATTACTTCATAAAACTATAAAAAAAGATAGCGTAATGTCAAGAGTTGGTATTCCTGATTATGTTTTGTTTTTTAGAAATGATGGAGAAAACCAAACTCCAATTACTCATCAGGATAGGGATAGTTCAAAATCAGATTATTTGCCAGTTGATTTATGGCAAAAATATGCTTCACCAGTTTGGTATGATATAGATTATTCACGTACGTTACAATATAGGTCAGGGCGTGATGGTAATGATGAAAAACATATATGCCCTTTACAGTTAGATACTATTGAAAGGATATTACATTTATATTCAAATGAAGGAGATACAGTTTTTAGTCCTTTTGGAGGAATAGGATCAGAAGGTTGTTGTGCTATTAAAATGAATAGAAAATCAATATCGATTGAATTAAAAGAAAGTTACTTTGCTTTAAATTCTAAAAATCATAAAGACTTTGTAGAAGAAAAAAACAGTTCCTTAACTTTATTCTAATGCAAAAAAAATTAGCAAGAGTTTTTGTCTTGGTTGATTTACTGGTTCAAGAAATTGATGAGCCAGTAATGACACCTACAAAACAAACAAAGCAAATACAAGATAAGGCAAGAGAATTACAAGAGCTATTATTACCAGTTCTACAAAAGTTTTATGAGAATAAAACAGTAAGTCAAAGTAATTTTTTTCAAACGATGCAAAATAAATTTTATTATATTTTTGATAAAGAATACAAATAGTATGAACAAAGTAAATAAACAACGCTTTACAGATTTATATCTTAAAGATAAGCTACAACGTTATCCATCGTTTATAGGACGTGAATACGCTGTTCCTGCACCCAAGTTAAAAGAAACAGGAGCAAATGATTTAACTCGTTTGGTTATTGATTTCTTAACGTTAAACAACTGCCAGGCAGAACGCATAACTTCACAAGGACAGTACCGAGATAACACAAAGCAAGTAACCGACGTAATAGGTAGAGTTCGTACAATAGGCAGCGGAACATGGACTAAAGGAACAAGCACCGCAGGAACAGCTGATATATCAGCAACAATAAAAGGTCGTTCCGTAAAGATTGAGATTAAATGGGCAAAAGATATACAATCAACTGCTCAAAAGCAATACCAAAATGCAATAGAAAAATCAATGGGAATATACATTATAGTTAAAACTTTTGATGATTTTGTGTTATGGTTTGATAATTATTTATTAGATTTGTAACTGCATCAATTTGTGTGGAATTGATACTTTAAAAGCATTATTAATTATCCTTACGGGAGTAGTTGCCACACACAACGAAACCGTAGGGATATTTTATTTATAAATATGTACTACTTAAAACTACTTGAAAAATTCTCACTCCTAACTGTTGGAGAAAATAAAATACCAAACTTTGGATGGAAGAAACAACAAACAGATAAATTAACAAAAGAACAGTTTTTAGTTAATTATCAATATGCTGGAGGTAAGAATTGGACTGATACCGATGGCGTTATAAACGAAATTAAAGCCACAAAAAATGTAGGTATAATAACAGGTTATGAAGATTTAGAAGTTATAGACATTGACTTAAAAGTGTTTTCTACTGCTAAAGAAAAAACAGACTTTTGGAGTGAATATATTGGTTATTTGCGTGATAACATCCTTGACTTTGATGACAAGTTTGTTGTTTACAAAACTATGAACGATGGCTACCATATTTTGTATAAGTCTAAACGCTGTGATAAAAATACAAAGATAGCAAAGTTAAAAGGACATACCGAAGCAATTATAGAAACAAGAGGCAAGTACGGTTATGTTTTTATTTACGAAAATAATAAAGTATCAAAAAAAGAATATTTAGATATTGATTATATTTCAGATAGTGATAGGGATATTCTATGGACTTTTTCTAAAATGTACAACTACATTGAAGAACTACCTGTTGAACCTAAAAAAGATACTAAAGTTTACAACATTGGTCAGTTAACGCCTTGGGAAGATTACAATAATAAAACATCTATTTTAGATTTAATAAATGATGAATTTAAAATAGTAGGAAACCACGCTAAAAAATTTGTTATAAAAAGAAATGGAGCGACTTCTCCACATTCAGGATATGTATTTAAAGATAATGGATTTATGTACCTCCACAGTACAGGTTCAATTTATGATGCTGAAAAAATTTATACACCTTTTTTAGTTTATTGTAAAAAAAACCATAGTGATGATTTTAAATTAGCTGCTGCTTATTTATACAAGCAAGGTTATGGAAGTAGATTTGTAAAAGAAGTTATGCCTGTTGTTAGTGATAAAATAAAAAGCATAGAATTTCCATTAGAGATATTTCCAGACGTTGTAGAAAAATACATATTACATTGTAAGGAACGTTTAATGTTAAACGAAGATTTTATGGCTGGTGCTTTGCTTTGGATGACTTCTATATTAATTGGCAACTCTATGAAGATTGAAGCTAAAAAAGGATGGTTAGAAAGTCCGATATTATTTATAGCATTAGTTGGACGTGCTGGACTTGGTAAAACACCAAGTACAAAGCCAATCATACAACCGATAAAAAAAATCAATCAAAAGAAGATTGAAGATTATTTAAACAAATACAAAGAATACGAACATTATATTGAAGCCACTAAAAAAGAACAAGCGGGATTAGTTCCTGTTGATAAACCTACAAAGAAACAAATACTTGCAGAAGATACAACTATTGAAGCGCTAATAAACCTGCACAACGAAAGTAATAAATCTATTGGAGTTTTTAAAGACGAACTTGATGGATGGTTTAAAGATATGAATAAATACAGAGATGGCTCTGACAAACAAAAATGGCTGTCTATTTGGTCAAATGAAAGTATAATTGTAAATAGAGTATCACGTCCAGACTTATACATTGCATCGCCTTTTATATCTGTTATGGGAGGAATACAACCAACAATATTAGATGAACAGTTTACTACTGAAAATATAGCAAACGGATTTATCGATAGATTTTTATTTTGCTATCCTGAAAAAATAACATTTGAAAATTTTTCACTTACAGATTTAGAAGATAATATATCTGAATGGTGGAGTGATAGCGTTATTAAAATAAGCGATAGCGTTGCACAGTTTATAAAGAAAGATGAAAACGGTAACATTATACCATTTATCTGTAAAATGTCGTCAGATGGCTTTAAAACTTGGATAGGGATATTTAACAGTTATTCTTTAATGCAAAATTCAGATGACGAAATAGAAAGTAATAAAAGTATGATTGCAAAAATTAAGGTTTACATTCCTCGCTTTGCTTTAATTATACATTTTTTAGATTGTATGTTTAATGGCAAAGATATTAAAGAAACAAATGTAAATCAAGAAACTATTTTAAAAGCTGATTTATTAGCCAAGTATTTTATCAATCAATTTAAGAAAATAAAAATAGATAGTGCTGAAACTACAAAGATAAAAAGCAATATTTCAGTTTCTACTGATAACGAAACTTTTGTAAGAAAATGTTATGATGAAAATCCTGATTTTAACCGTACAAAAATAGCAGAATTATTAGGAATTAGCAGGAT